GTCTCTTACTACTGCGCGGCGCGGGTGCTTACCATCGGCGTGGGCCATGCCCTGACGCCTACGGAGCGGGAGACCGGGATCATTACGATAGACGGCCTCGGTGTGTCCTGGCGTCATGGCTTGACCCGTGAGCAAGCTGATCTGCTGTTGACGCAAGACCTGAAACGGTTTGAGCGGGCAGTGAATGATCTGGGCGTCAACCTGGAGCAGCATCAGTTCGATGCACTGGTCAGCTTCGCCTTTAACATTGGCACCGAGGCTTTTCGGGGTAGCACCCTGGCGCGCCACGTCAAGCGCAAAGATTTTGTCAGCGTCCCCAGTCAACTGCGGCGATGGAACCAGGCCGCCGGGCGCGTGGTGGAAGGGCTGAAGAAACGGCGCGAGGCCGAAGGAAGGTTGTTCGTAGCCCGTGATTATACCGGAGTACCCTGATGCCATCCGATATGCAATCCTCCTGGACTGAACGGCTGGGCATGATTCTGATCGCCGCTATGCTCAGCTTTTTATTCGCACAACTCTGGGCACTGCAAAACGCCCTGTCCGCCACCGCGACGAAACTCGGCGAGTTGGTGGTGTACCAAAACGAGACGCTGATCAACACGCGGAACCTGATCGCTCAGGGCACGTCCGCCACTCAGGCTATCAATGAGCAGCTTAGGATGTTAGATGCGCGCGTAACCAGCATAGAGCACAAGGGCAGTTTAATGGCACAAACGACTAATCAGCAGGTGGACGATCTGAATCAGCGCGTGCGTAAGCTAGAGGATTTCGTCATCGCCCACGGAACATTCAACCGCCAGGATTATGAGGAGATGAAACAGCGCCTGAAAGCACTGGAGACGAAACGCAAATGAACATCGGTGATAAGATTAAAATCAATAAAGGCCAGCATAAAGGCTGGGTTGGTGAGATTAACGATCTGCACGGAGCCACGTGGGTCGCTGTCAGCCTGCGGCATCGTGATAAACGAACTCAGGCTACCGTGCCTCCAGACTATATCGAAGTGACTAAACCAGCCACCCCGTTTGCGGGTATTGACGGCCTGTGGGATTACTACATTCCTGATCAGGAGGACGCATGAGCATTTCGGCAAGAATCCGGCGTGGCGACAGCACCTTCGGAGAAAAGGTTGATATTTCGGTATTTGTTGATGGCGATAATGTTGTATTACGTCAACAACACCATATCGGCGACAAAGAGTGGCATCCAATGATAACGGAAGATATTGCGCTTTCCCGTGGCGCGGCGCTGGGTTTATCATCTGAACTGCTTAAGCTGGTCAACAACCAAGTGCTGCCCGCACAAGATTAACCCTTCAGCCGCCGCTTAAAACGCCTGGCCTTTCGAGGATCGGTCAGGCGGCCTTAGCCGGGGCGTGCGGCTGGATTTAAATATATTGAAAATGCCAACCTTTTGTTTGCTTCAATTTGCCTTGGCAGACTACGCTAATGGCTCCTTCGCTGCCATTAATGAAACGAGCCGCCTCTGACATACTTGGCATCCAGATGATGACCCCGGATATTAAATGCGTACCTCTTACGGGCCGCTTCTTTTTTGTTGTTTCTATGCCTAATATATTGCAGGCATGATAATGATTATAACTGTTGTTGCACCATTCCAGATTCTCAGCCCGGTTATCGGATTTATCACCATTCTTGTGATTGACCTGTGGAAAACCGTCAGGATTTGGTAAAAACGCATTAGCAACCAACCTGTGAACGGTATGGCTTTTCATTTTGCCATCTTTGCAAAGGACTAACCCAAGGTAACCTAGTTTATGCTGACGATGCTTAAGTTTGTGTCCTGGAAAAGCATTCATTCTGCTGGCTACCCTATAAACATGCCCGTCTTCAGAAACTTCGTACAATCCTTCATATCCTACTACCGGCCTGCGTTCAATCATCATAGACACCTGATTGTTGGGTTGATTAATCATGTAATATCATATACTATATGCCATTCATTTTCAATAATTGTCATTGGAAACTAAACACTTGAACGAGAGCGAAATGACTGACGAATATTTGCGACAGTTAGTGGATGCTGTTCCCTGGTGGTATCACAGAATAGAACTCCGGCCAGGATTGATAACGCCAGGATGGGCGCCGATGGACGCCGATGCTTATGGAATACCTGATGATCTGTCCGGTAGGACCGTGCTCGATGTGGGCGCCTGGGACGGCTTTTGGAGCTTCGAGGCGCTAAAACGGGGCGCTGAAAGAGTGGTAGCTATCGACAACTTCTCGGATCAGCTTAGCGATCAAAACCCGAAACAACGTACCTCGGCCTGGCATACTTTTGATTTGTGCGCGCGCGCCTTGGGGTATTCCCGTTCCAACAGGCTACAACGCATGACGTACAGTGTCTACTCGGCTGACTTGCTCGGCCCGTTCGATGTTATCTTCTTCTTTGGTACTCTGTATCACCTGCGCCATCCGCTCTACGCGCTGGATCAACTGATGAAAGCATTGAAACCTGGCGGGGAAATCTATGTCGAATCGGCAATATGTGATGACTATTCACCTTACGGCAAACCCTACGGGGATGCTCCAGTCATGGAGTTCTATCCAGGTGCTGAATATGGGAATAATTCATCCAACTGGTGGGCACCCACTCTGAGGTGTCTGGAGTTCATGCTGCAATCCTGCAATTTGACGGATATAAGTACCTGGAAGATCGCGGGGCCAGACATACTGGCTCATTGCCGGGGCTGGGGGAAGGGTAGAAAACCAGTCAGCAATACTGAATTATACTGATGCCTAGAAAGATTTTTGAGAAAGGCCATGATCCACGGCGCAATCTGAAAGGACGTCCTCGCAGTTTCGACCAGGTGCGGGAGCTGGCTCAGGCTATTGCCAAGGAAAAGGTTACGAAAGACGGTGCGCCGGTTTTGTTCAATGGGCGCCAGTTGACGGTGATTGAGGCGATATTACGCAAATGGGCGCAATCCAACACGGCGCACCTGCAAGAGATGTTTGTCCAGTACGCCTACGGGAAAGTCCCCCAGCCGGTGGATGTTCGTGGAGATCAGACCGTGCGCTTCGTGTTCGATGACGTGCTGACTGAACCTGGCCAAGATACTGATGCCTGAAATCCACATCAGCGTACCCAGGCCGCACGCTGCACAACAGGAAATCTGGCTTGCTCGCAAGCGCTTCAACGTCGTCTGCAATGGGCGCCGGTTCGGCAAAACCAAGCTCGGTGTCTACGCTGTCATCCAGGCCATGAAGATGGGGATGCCAGTAGGCTGGTTCGCGCCGACGTTCCAGATTCTTATGGACGCCTGGCGGGAAATGCGTTCACGGCTGGCGGACATTACCATTGAACGATCTGAACAGCATAAGCGGATAGTGATTCACAATGGCGGCAGCTTGGAGTGCTGGAGTACCGATGACCCGGACGCGGGCCGCAGCCGCCGCTATGCCAGGGTGATTATTGACGAGGCCGCCATGGTGCGCCGCCTGGAGGAGACCTGGAACGCGGCTATCCGCCCGACGCTCACCGACCTGGCGGGTGATGCCTGGTTCCCCAGTACGCCGAAGGGTCTCAACTATTTCCACACGCTCTACCAGCGGGGTGGCGTCGAGGAAGGCTGGGCCGCCTGGCAAATGCCGACGGCGCGCAATCCCTACATTCCTGCGGGAGAGATTGAGGCGGCGCGACGGGACTTGCCAAGCCTGGTGTTCCAGCAGGAATATTTGGCGCAGTTCGTCACGTTCGAGGGCACCGCAGTCAGGCGGGAATGGCTGAAGGTGGCCACTGCCCCGCCCACCTGCCGGCGCTTCGTCATGGGCGTGGACCTGGCCATCAGTACCAAAACATCAGCCGACTGGACGGCGGCTATTGTGCTGACAATGGACGATGCTGGCCGGATTTACCTAGTGGCTGCTGAACGGACCCGCGCGCCGTTCAATGAAATCCTGGCGTTCGTACAGGCGATGGCTGACCGCTGGCATCCCGTTCAGATCGGCATTGAAGATGTTCAGTTCCAGGCGGCAGTTGTGCAGGAGCTATTGCGTACTACCAGCCTGCCGGTGCGCGGGGTGCGCCCGGACCGGGATAAGCTGACCCGATTCCAGCCGGTGGCCGCCCGGTATGAGCAAGGGTTGATCTACCATGATCCTGACCTGCCCACGACGTTCGAGAATGAACTGCTGGCGTTTCCGCAGGGTGAGCACGATGATTGGGTGGACGCGCTGGCCTATGCGTTTAACCTGCTGCGTGCGGCGCCATTCGAGTATGCTACGGCGGATCGGCGGGGGGATGATTGGCGGGGACGGCGGGGGTATTGATAACAATGAACGTGCATGAATTACGAAAGCTGTTAAAATTATATCCACCAGATATGCGGGTGGTGGTTAATGGTGGAAATAATATTGTTCATGATGTAGACTATTTGCGCATAGTTCATATATTATCAAATGATGCACCCGATTATGCATCGCATACCATTGTTGATGGTGCAGTATATGATGAATCTGCGATACAAATATGCAAATTCAAGGCTTATTTGGAGGATCAATGAGAGAAGAAAGCGATTATCTAGTATGTGATGATCTGTTAGATATATCTGAGCCGTTATATGCCGATGACTGCATAAACTATTGCCCAGATTGTGGGGTAAGCGGCTTGCAATGGATGCTCATGGATGGTTTATTCTGGCGTCTGGTCGATAAAAACAGAAATATCCACGGATGTACTCACAAAATCAATTCGCTGCCATGACTGCAAAAATTATCGAATTTACTGGATTTTCAACCCATGATTATCCGGTTGATAAAATATTAGATGATCCAACCGTTCGAGAAGAATTAGAAGGGGTTATCGTTTTGGGGTTCAAGAAGGATGGCACGTTCTTTGCCGCGTCGTCATACCATGATGCGGGGACAGTGCTGTGGATGTTAGAGCGGGCAAAACAGCCCGTAATAGCCAACTGTAGACCATTGGCAACACCTAATGAACCAGACGATGACTATGAAGATGATGTTTTTTGTTTCAAATATTAAAAAACCAAAGTTAGCCAATCAAACCCACTTCTGGCTGGGACGGCGGGGATATTGATGACCGTTATCCACGGGGATTGCCTTGAAGTCATGCGCGGCATGGAGGCTAACAGCGTGGACGCTATTGTGACTGATCCTCCTTATGGCCTGGAATTTATGGGCAAGGATTGGGATAGATTCTCTGGCAAATTCAGCAGTAAGGAAGACTGGGAACATGGCAACTTAGGCGGATTGCCAAGGCAGCGACTCGAACAAGACGCCGAATACATGGC